ATGACGAAGTCCTGAGCGGTGAAGTCCGTCACGTCCGTGTAGTCCGCGACCTGGAAGGAGAAACCCAGCGTGGGGTAGGTCCGCGACGTGTGGCGCACGGTGTTGAGCGTGCCCCGCGTCTCGTAGGCGGTCACCTCGTTCTGTGTCGCCGCCAACGCCGTAACGTTGAGGTCGCCGGTGGAGAACGGAACGACCAGCGTCACGGGAGTGCCGGTGCCATCCTCCAGCGTGATGGTGCCGTCGTTGAGGTTCTTGATGACGGTAGATGCAGCCATCAGGGCACCGCCACTGCGGTCCAGGTGGTCCCCGCGTCTTCAGACACGTAGAGCACCGTCGACGCGCTGGCCGGATCGGTTCGCATGTAGAGCAGGGCCAGACTGGTCCGACCGTAGGCTCCGGAGGGGACGCCTGCCCCTGCCAGAATCTCGGCGCCGGTCCCCGTCGATCCTGCCGTGTCAGACAGGCGAATGCCCGCCATCTTCAGGATCGCGTCGCGGAAGTTGCCGACGACGCGATGGAGTGCGCTTGCCATTGTGCGAGCCTCCTGTGTGTGCTCGCTCGGTGCTACCGACTACGAAGTGGCCAAGCTGTGGGGCACGGTCAGCCGGATGGTTCCCAGCATCCACCCTTGGTCGTCCACGGTGCGGGTCTGCTCAGTCAGCGTGACGTGTAGGCTGGACTGCGACACGCCCAGCGCGGCAGCCAGTAGCGCGGCCTCCGCTGCCATCGCCACGTCGTAGTCGGTGACCTGGTCCAAGCTGCCGAGGTTCCACCCCCACTGGATCTCGATCTCCGTCTCCACCTGGTAGGAGGTGACTGCAGGTCGTTGGCGAGGGCGGCCCACTGAGCCAGGGCGAGGCATGGTGCGGGGGGCCCCGACTGCAAAGCGGTGGTGCTCGATGTTCGACGCGAAGACGCCCCACGCAAAGGGGGATTCGTTCCAGTCGGTGACGGCCTCAAGCGCGGTGGCGAAGCGCTGGCGGACCTGCGCAATGGTGAGGTCAGCCACCTACAGGCCCCAGTTGCCGCGCCACGACCGACGGGGGCTGGCGTTGGTGTGGGTGACCCCCTCCCCTGCGGACTTCATGCCGTCGTCGTCCTGCAGGCCGGTGTCGGTGGTGCTCTTGCGGAAGCGGAGCCGCGCCCACGCCATCTCAAACTCGCGCTTGTGCGCCTCGGCCATCTCGGCCCAGCGGTCGCCCTGACGGCTGCTGAAGTCGAGCAGGGTCAGGTACAGGGCCAGCTGGAGATGCACCTCGCGCACGCTCCAGTAGGTCACGATGTGGTCGGGGAAAACGCCCTGCATCTCCAGCCGACCGAGGATCTGCTTCCACGCCTCATCGATCTTGGGCTGGAACGTGGTGTCACCCGTGGCCATGTGCCGAGCCAGGTCGCTGTAGACGGCCGTAATGTCGTCGTCCGTCAGCGTGGGGCGTGCTGCGTGCTTCACCAGCGCCGCGTCTCGCGGGATGGTCTGCGTAGTCCCGTCCGCGAGGGTGAGCTCCCACAACTCCTGGTAGCCGTGGCCCAGGTTCTCTGTCGCGGGGATGCTGGCCGCAAGCACCGGGTAGGTCGCGATCGACCCAGCCACCACCACCGCACCAGTGACCAGGGTGTCCCCGTTCGGCCGGCGCAGGGTGAACGTCCCAGACGAAGGCGCAGCAAGCGCACCGTCGCGCCAGATGGGCAGGGAGACGGTCTGCGCTCGAGCACGCTCCAGGTAGTCCGGGTACGCAACGCGGACGCTGTAGACCGTCTCTGCCGCGCTCACTTCCGCCGCCCAGACTCGCGCTGCTCGTTGCGGATGCGGGCGTTCTTGGCCTGTTCATGCGCGACCCGAGGCTGAAGCCCAGAGCGCTCAATCAGGTACTTGGTCGTGCGGTCGATGTGCTCTCGGCCGCCCTGCTTTTCACCCGACATTGGTGGCCTCCTGTGCCGGTGCCTTCTTCCGCACCACGCGCGCTTTGCGCTTGGGCGTGGGTCCGTTCAGCGCGTCCATCGCCTTTTGCGCTTCCGCCAGCCCCTCGAGCATGCGCTCAGCCAGGGTTTTGCTCTGCTGGCTGCTGGAAAGGTCCGGGCGCCGGCTCGCACGCTGGATGCGGGTGCGCCAGCGACGCTCCTGGGTGGACCAGATCTTTTTGCGCGGCGGCTTGATGGTTCCGTTGACCACCAGCGACCAGCGCCAATCGGCCCAGCCCTGGTCGTCGTGGTCGATCTCCCAGGTGCCGTCGTCGTAGAGGAGCACCGTCTCCCAGAGGGTGAAGTAGCCGTCACCGGTCAAGCCGGGCTCCTCCGGGCTGTACTGGTAGGCGTCGATGTCGGTCAGGACCAGACTGCCCCAGTTCTCCTCGGCCATGTTCTTGACGTGAACAGCGCTGAGGTGCTGGCCGCGCTTGGCCTGTGCCGTCCCGTTGACCCCTGGGGCTACCACGATCCGAGACAGCGACGGGACGAGACGCCAGCCCTCGGAGGTCTCCACCAACTCCCACGATCCGTGGTTGTGCTGGAAGTGAAAGGGCTTGTTGCGGCCACCCATGCCGTAGTTCGGGAGCTTCTGCCCCCGGCTCTGGCGGCTGACTGAGCGCTTGCCTGCGATGCGTGCCATGTAGTTCTCCCCTCAAGTGAAAGTGGGGGGCTGGAAGGGGCGAGACGAGGGGAGGGGCCTCCCCCCACCCAACCCCCCACAACCCGTCAGCTCGTGGACGCCAGGAAGCCCCGGATGCGGGCCTGCTCGCGGATCACAATGCCGTCGTAGGCGTTCGCCACCAGCTCGTAAGTGTCCTTGCTCGCGTCGCGCTGGGCCTCGATCATCAGCGGGGAAACCCCGTCGTTGAAGATGACCTGGCCGCCGCCAACCGGCTGCTTGGGCACGGCGTAGCGGTAGCTCAGCGCACCGGCCGCCATGAAGGCGTTTTCGTGCTTGCTGGCCGCGTTGGTGACCTTGGTGCTGGGGAAGATGAGCATACCCAGCAGCATCTCAGCGCCCTTGGCCAGGAACGCCTGCACGTCCTCTCGCCGCGCCTGCGGGCCCACCTCGGCACGCATGGAGTCACGGATCGCAGCCATGGTGAAGGGGTGGAGGCAGCCGACCAGCATCCCGGGGTCGCCGGTGCTGGTGGTGAAGCTGTCGATGATGTCGTACAGGTCGTCGATGGAACCGGCGCCCGCGCTGGTCACGTTGGTGGACGCGCCCGCGATGGCGGTGGCGAACAGACCCATGCGGCCCGCCGAGAAGCTGCCGGCCATGGTCAGGCCCAGCGGGATGGGGGAGAAGCCCCAAGCGCCGCCGACCGCGTTGGCCAGGCCGGTCTCGTCCAGGCGAAGCGCACGGCGCGCGATGGTCACGTCCGAAGCGGCGGCGGTGACGCTGGACGCAGCCACGTCGGTGTCCTCCGCGGCGGTGGCGTCCATGGAGATGGACCAGCCCAGGGACAGGATCCGGTTGCGGCCGACCAGGGAGCCGGCGTCGCTGCCGTTCTGCATCTCGATGGCGCTGGTGCCAAAGATGTCGGCGCTGTCGGCCATGGCGAGCTTGAAGCTCTGCTCAGCCAGGACGAGGTCGTTGAGCTGGTCTTCAGTGGTCAGACCGTTGCCGGACGCGGGGGCGCCGGCCGAGAAAATGGCGATTGCCATGGGATCACTCGCAGTGTGATTGGTTGGGCGCGCTGCGAGCTGTTGACCGGTGCCACCGTACGCACTGGGTTCTACCGAGCCTGGCGCTCCTGCTGGAGCTTCTGCAGGTCCTCAAACGTGGTCGCCTGGCTCACCGCCGTCCTGAACTGGTCGTTGGCGTTGCTGGCCGGCGCCTTCTTCGGCGGCTTGGTGCCGGGGCGCTTGGTCTGCTGCGTCTGCGTCTGCGTCTGCGTCTGCGTCTGCTGCGTCTGCGTCTGCTCCCCCCCCTCATCGCCACCCGACGCGAGCACGCCGCGCAGGTAGGACGGGAGCATGGACTCGTCGGTGGCCGCGTTGCTCAGGTACGTGGCGAAGTCCGGCGCCTTGTCGCCCAGCTTGGCCGCAGCCTTCTGGTGGGCGAACTCCAACGCCTCGATGGTGTCGGGGTCCGTCACGCCGTGCGTAGTCGCGGCCTGGTAGCGGCTGAACTGCCCTTGAGCCTTGGCGAGCTGCGCCTCAAGGTCTGCCTTCTGCTGGGTCAGCGCCTCGACGCCGGCGACCTGGGGCCGCAGGGCCTCAAGCTCAGCGCTCAACGAGTCGCGCTCGGAGACCACAAGCGCGCGCTTGTCGGACTCCTTGGCCAGCCGGTCCCGCACGATCTGGTTGATCTCGTCGCCGTCGTAATACTTCTTTCCGTCCTGCTCGATTGGCATGGTTCTCCCCTCAGATATTCGGGCTCACATACATGGCGTTCTCTCGCCGGATGCGGTCCAGTTCGGTGGTCGCCTGCTTCCGGGTGATGCCGGGGTGCAGCGCCATGTACGCGTCCACCTTGGACATCAGGCCGGCATCGACCTTGGTGGTCAGGTCCTCGGTCTGCGCCTTGCGCTCTCCGATGGACAGCGGCAGCGACGGGTACGTGATGCTGATCCCGTCGATCGGCAGGTTCGTGCCCGCGTGCAGGTTGAGCATCTTCGCGGTCACGGCAGCGGCCTGCAAGTCTCCGCGCCGAAGTTGCGGCTCCATGCGCCCTTGCGCATCCCGCAGCCCCTCGCGCGAGATGGACAGCGACACCCCAGACCGGGGGTCAGCACCCGTCCGGACCAGATCGGCGGCAGACACGCCAGCGAACTCGGCCAAGCCTTGCTCAAAGCCCGTGATCGCCGTCATCAGCTTCTGAGGGTCGAAGCCCGGTTGTAGTTGGACCGCCGTTGGCTGGCCTGCGCCCTCATCGATGGGGCCCACCTCGATGATGGAGCCGGGCTCGGTGCTGATCACCTTTCGGCGCTTGCCGTTGGCGCCCTCGATCTCCACGTCTCGCACTTGGCCGTTGACCAGCATGACCGTCGCGAAGCTGCCGTCCTTGACGCCATGCACCCAGAACGTCAACAGCACGGCCACCGTCATGGTTCCCAACACCGTCTCAACGCCGTAGAACGCATCCCACAGCTCGCCCGTACGCTCAGCGTGGTGCATGACCACCGGCAGGAACGGAACGCCCTCGTAGACGTAGCGGTAGCCGTTGATGGAGCCTTCAGGAGCAGGACCAAGGATCCGATCTGTCCAGTCCTCCTCCATCTTGGCGTCCATGATCTTGTGCTCGGGCTGCTCGAGGTCCCGAATGTCCAAGATCTCCCAGCACCAAGCCGGCTTGCCCTTCTCGTCCTCGCGCAATTGGAGCTCAGCCAGGTAGGCGGGCACGTCCGGCGCTTCGGGCACCGACTCCACGATGCACGCGTCAGGGTCGATGGGCCGGTACAGCAGGCCAGCCCGCTCGGACCAGTCCACGCGCATCAGCGTCTCGCGCAGCCCGACCAGGTCGGTGGACTGCCGCTGCATCACCTGCCAGTACCCAGCCGCCTGCATGGCCGCCGAAAGGTCATCGACCCCAGCACCGCCGCGCAACTCGCCCGGACGGTGGTACAGGGCGCCGCCGACCTGGGACGAGATCGAGCGGAAGGGGTTGCGGCTCATCTCGCCGATGCCCCAGACACCCAGGCGGTCCTCACGCACGTGCAGCTTGAGGGCCGTCTCCAGGTCTTCCGACCATCGACCACGTAGGAGCCGCATTCGTAGCGCCTGCTGCTTGGCGCGGCGCTGGTTGTCGTCCCCAGGCAGGGGCGGTCGAGGTGGCAGCATGCCGAGTGCTACCGACTCGGTCAGAAGCGGCGGTGCAGGACTCGACCTGCACGGGCCTGGGTCTTGCCCCAGTGGTGGCGCAGCGCGTACCGCAGCGCATCGATGATGTCTTTGGCCGGGTGCTTGGCTCTACCGTCCCAGGTCTCCAGGCTTCTGATCATGTGCTCGCAGTGCCCATCCACGTAGAAGTGCCCCGGACGGACCATCGCCTCATGCAGCCACCGGATGGACGGCCAAAAGTGGTCGTTGCGTAGCCCTCGCTTGGCCACACGCGGCGCCGGCTTGAGCTCGCCAGCGGTGCCGAGTTGCTTTGCGATGGCGGTACCCAACCGGCGCGCGCTCTTGACCGTGCTGCGCCCCTCGTACTTCTTGTCCGCCCAGACGTGGTCAACGTCGGTCCACCGGTCGCCAGTCGCCGCCAGCATGCCCAGAAGCCCCGCAGCGTCCATGTCCATGGTGGTCCCCTGCTCTGGGGCGTACTCGGCCATGATGAAGATGCGCGGGTGCGCCGACGTGGTGTCCACGTAGACCAGCACGCCGCACGTCCGGAGCGCGTCCTCGCCGTAGTCGATGCCCACACACACCTCGAGCGCATGCTCTGGCAGCACGTCTGACTCAAACATGTCGGGCACCACATGTCGGTTGCGGTGGAAAGCCTCCAGGGCCTTGTCTGTGGCTGTGAACTCCCAGTCCCCGTGACACCGCACCCCACGCTGGTAGCTGGGGGTGTTGGCGATCTCCTCCTCAATCCACGCCGCATCCATTGGGCGGCCGTCTTCGGTGCAAAGCGGCTTGGATGCCCCCTCGGGTACGAAGTTCTCCGGCTCCATGCGAAAGTGCAGGTCTGTGATCTGGCCCGACTCGCACCGCTCCCGCAGCCACGTCAGATCACCCGTAGTCGCGGGGGTCATGGTGATGACGATGCGCCCACCCGTCCGACGCAGGCGCAGCAGCAGCGCCCCGAAGATGGCCTCATTGCCCAGGGGCTCGTCAATCCAGATGTAGTGGAGCGTGGCTGACTCCAGGTCCATCGTGTCCATGCCCACGGTCTTGATCCGCAGGACTGACCCGTTCTTGTACCTGAGCGCAGGTGACTTGCCCCGGAAGCCGTTGACCGGGTCGAAGGACTGCCCCGGCACCAGTTCGTCGTGCGGTGCGAGCTGCCACAGCTTCTTTTGGATGGCCACCGACTGAGACCAGGAGTGGCACAGCACCCACGCCTCAATCGGGCCCGCTGGCACGCCCTTGTACGGGTGCCGCCCCAGGCAGTGGAAGTGCGCCTCAGCAGCCCCTACCCACGTCTTGCCAAACTGGTTGCCGGTTCGGAGTTGGACGTACCGGCCAGGGCAGCGCAGTAGCGCCGTCTGGGGTGGGGTCCACGACACGTAGTCGAGGGGTCGCACCTCGGCGCGGTCCCGCAGGTCCTCGGCCGACTCGACAGCCGAGAGGAACGCGTCAGCATCCCAAGGGGCGGTCACTCAGCAACGCGAGCAAGGATCTGCCGCCGTAGCTTGTCCGGCATCCCCAGCAGCGCCGCCACGATGCGGTCCTCCAGGGCTTCCGGGTCAGCGGCGGAACGTGCGCGCTCGTTGGCTGCCCTACGCTCGAGCGCAAGGTCAGCGACCAAGCCCGCTTCGGTGTCCAGCAGTTTGGCAGCAGCCACATGGGACCCGCCACGCTGGGCGGCCTTCCGCATGGCCCGAACCTCAGCCAGCATCCCCTCGGTGCTGGTGTCGAGCTCACCGCCGTCGTCATCTGCCGCCACGGGTTGCGGCTGGTCGAGACCGGTCATCTTGGCTTCCATGTCCAAGAGACGGGCAGCAGCAGCCGGCTTGCCCTCCTCGACTGCACGCTCTCGGATGCGCGCCACGTCCATCAGCAACCGGGCCCGACGGCGCGGCAGATCCGCTGCATCGACGGCTGCCAACTTGTCGAGGAGGTCGTCCTTCATGCGGTAGATGGTGCGCTGGCTGTACCCCGACTGGGACGCAAGCCGGACCGCAAGCGTGTAGCTCCACCCCTCCGTCCGGATGGCGGCCTCAAGCAGGTCGGCGGTCTGCTTCTTGGTGAGTGACCTTGCCACTACTGGACACAATCGGGGCTATTTGGGCTTTTTTGTCCCAGATTTTGCGCGCAATGGGAATGGGGAC